GTAGCTGCTAGAACCTTGATCTGCCGCTACTACAACATAACTTGCTTTATAACTCTTTTTTAAACTTTCTATTGTTCGTAAGTAATCTTCTGCAAAATCTCTGGCCTTACTATGTTTCCAGCGAAATGCTAAATTAAGGGCATCAACTATTAATAGTGTTTTAGTAGTAGTTTCAAATTCTTTGAAGGTTTTCATGTCATTTTCTTGAGTGTAATCTATTATTATAACACAGTTGATGTATATTGTCAATCTATAAATTTAACTATGCTTCTTGTAAGCCAATCTTCTAGTACAAATATATAAAACTCATAATCACCATTAGAATATAATATCCAGCGATCTTCTAACATTTCAATGTCAAAGGCAGTTGTAGCTGCAAATAATTTACTACGATCGTGTTTAAATATAAGTAGTGGTAGTTTATTTACTTGTAATGCCTGACGTTGGGTCTGTTGCCACCAGTCTATAATTTGTGGAGTTTTATGTGTTAGCAGACCACTATTTATGTGATCTTCGGCATATCCTTTAACTTCAACACAAAACCTATTCTTTTCACCAGGTATATAAAGATCGCCTTTAAGCTGATGTTTAGGGTCAAGTGCCCCACTTCCAGGCACTCGCTCCCAGTTTAAGCCAGTATGTTTACGCAACATATCTCTAGCAACAGTTTCAGTACGTGCTCCTTTAGCACGACTATCTACCACTAGTAGCTTCCTTTACATGTTTGGCTAATTTATCCCAATCAATATTACCACTACTATCCATATAGTGTGGTAATTGTTGATCTAACAATGCCGTTTCTTCTATAGATTTTGTAGCTTTTTCTATACGCTTGGGACGTCTGCTCATAATCTTTTCAAAATGCTTTTTGCTCATACTATCCCTCAATACGAGATATGTTATTACGCTTGATAACATTGATTTTCTCTAATAACGGATGACTAAAGCCATGACTTACTAAGAAAGTATTTAGGTGCTCTTCGCCTAATAATACTTCTACTAATTTTTCTTTGCCATCTACGTCTAGCGCTTCTACTGTTTCATCTAGTACTAGTAAATTAATACGACTACTACTTAGTGTTTGCATTAATTTTCTAATTGATAGTAGTGTAGCTACGTTAACACGAGCTTTTTCTCCACCACTTAGTGCATTAATATCAATATCTTTGCCATTATCTGTAATAATAACGTTTAATTTGTCACTACTATTTACCTTGAAACTAATTTGAAATCTACCATCGCTCAAGTCTACTAAATACTTATTGGTAATCTCTTCAAGATCTTTTACCAAACATTCAATTTTATAAGCTACAAGACCAGTAGTACTAAAAGTTTTTGTAAGTACTTGTAGTATACTCATACGCTCATTCATTAAACTTAGCTGAAAACTATGCTCTTCTAGCTCTTCATTCATTTCCTGTAGTTGCTGCTTGATAGTTTCTACACGACTGTTATGCTGTTGTATTTTTGCATTATTTTCTTCAGCTTGTTTAATTCGCTGCTGAGTGTCCTTCAAACTTTTAGCTAAATTCTCATATTTAGTTTGTAAGTCATCTTTTACCAATGTTTTCTCTGGCAATGTATTGTCAATTAGAAGGTGAAGCTTTTCCCACTCTTGTTGCTGTTTAACAGCATTTTGATACAATTTATCTTGTTGCTCTAACTCATGTGCAACTATCATAAGGGCAGCGGCTGACGCCCTAGCACTTTCTATTTCTTCGGTACGTTCAGTAATAAGATCAGTAGTTTTTACACTATCAATTGGACTAAAACAAGTTGGGCACACTCCATGAAGGTTGTTTAGCTTCTTAATAAAGGCCTCACCATCCTTTACTGTTTTCATATGCTCAGCTTGTTGTTGCTGTAGCTTTTTAATATGTTCAGTATCTACTTTATTAGGGGCAGGCAACTGTAAATCTATATTATTTAATTGTTGTTTGTAAGTATTATTGTGAATTATTTTACGATTTGTTTTTTCCAAATTGGCTAAATCTAACTCTAGCTCTGTTACTTGTTTAGGTAAATCACTGTCTAAGATTTCTACTGGTTGTAGATCCTTAATACTTAAGTCACTTCTTTCATACTTGTTCAACCAATTATTAATAGTAGTAATTTTAGCTTGACATTCTGCTACACTTTTACCTAAATCTAAGCTAATTTCCTTGAATACTTCGCTTGCGCGAGTGTATTTAGTTAAATTTAAGATTTCTATTAAAAACTTTTTACGCGCTGTATCAGCACTAGTTAAAAACTCAAGGCTACTAGCGTTTGATTGATAGACAATTTGTGCAAAACTTTTATGATCAATACCTATAATATCTTCTATAATTTTATAGGTTTGTGTAGCCGTGTGTGCACTAATATCTTGACCGTTTTTTAATAATTTAACAGTTTGTTGCGTTCCACGACTACATTTTATAGTATAATCATTACCGTCACGCTCAAGATCTAATTCAATAGTATAGTTTTTGTCTTTGATATATCTGTTAAGAATATCAGACTTCTTGATTGATTTACTATTTTTGTTAAATAATACTTCTTCTAATATTAGAGCAATACTACTTTTACCATGTCCATTTTTACCAACTAGTTGTGTTAATGGTGCTTTTACAAAGTTGATAACATTATTTGGACCATAACTAAAACAATTACTCCAACGTAGTTCTTTGATTGTTATCATTTTTCCAAAACTTCTTTTTATTTAAAAATCCTAGCTGTTCTACTAAGAGTATTGTGTCTTTAGCTTGATCATAAAAATCAAACCAACGTTCTTGATTGCCACATGTGCGCTCAGCAATTATTCTAGCTACATAAATCATATTAGGATGATATTCTGTCATTATACACCATATCTAGTTGATATTTCTTTTACAACAGCTTCTATAGCTTTATTCCAGCCATCATCGTTCCCAACCCACTTAATTTTAGCAAACTCTTGCTTTAAATCACGTACAATTAGTTTAGTTATAGCGTTAGTATAGCTGTCAGTTTGGTATGCTAGATTAATATCTTTAGCAGCTTGTTCAGCTAACTTTCTAAGATGTTGATTCATTCCTGCTCAATTTTATCAAGTTGACTTTGAACTTCTAGTGCTGCGCGTTCAATTGTTTCTTCAGGTAATTCAAGTATATATCTTAAATACTCCCTTACTTCTTCAATTAAACTCATGTCGTTTTCTAACATCAGCTGTACATCAGTTGTACGTTTAATCACCTTGCGATCAATTAAATCACTATCTTCTAACTGTCCTAATTCTTGCATATCACCCTCAACTTGATAAATTGTATGATGATACTCAGTCGGCGGTTTAGGGTCAGCCGCCCCTACGGTTTTTCTTATTAGCTGTGGTAGTTCTAATTTTAGCCATTTATGTTCCAGCGTATCTGTATCTAACAAGATAACGCCAGTATCTACAAGCTGTCTGTGAAAGCTAGTTGTAACTGGACTACCTGGATATAGAATATTTCCTTGAGAATTTTCATAGCTGTGTAGATCACCTGCTAGTACGACTTTCCAAGGTTTAAATATGTCTAGATTTACTTCAGGTGTTACATGTGGTGGTATACTTCCACGCACATGAGTACACAATATATCGCCACCTTCTGGCCATGGATTAGTTTGCTCAAAATCTTTTAATTTATTGTAAGGTACAAACTCTATTCCATAATCACTGTAATAGTCGTCTACAACTATTACCTTTCTATTCATTAGATTAGTTACACGAGCTAGATTAGTTAAAAAAGTTGTAGATTTTTTAACAGCTTCATGATTACCACTATAAATTAGTGTAGGTACATTGCAATTACTAATCATATCAAAGTAGATTTCTAACTCCTCCATGCTAGGCAGTTTGTCAAATATATCTCCGCCTATAATGAATACATCTGCTTTTATTTGTTGTAGTGCTAACTGTTGCCACAATAACTTATATCTATTTTTAGCCCACTCTACAGGAACATTTTTTTGACCTAATTTTATGTGAATATCTGCTGTAAATAATACTTGCATTGTTATTGTTTCCTAAAAATAAATAGCCCAGTAATTTAGGTTACTGGGCTTATTATTAACCTAACTCTTTAATAGCTTCTTGTTCGCTGTCTGTAGTTTCTTCATCTTGTTGACTATTTACTTTTTCTAGCAAAGCTTTTACTTCTTCTGCTGTAGGTCTAGGAAATTTTTCATCAATATTTTGGGCTTTATCAGCTAGTTCACGCTCTTCGGCACTTAGTTTGCGTTGTTTGCAGCGCAATACTTGCAGGGTATATTCTACATTAAATGCAAGTGGGCCAGTCTTTTGACGCTTAAATACAACATCCCAACCAGTATCATAATCTGTAGGATCACCTAAATCTTCGGCAGCAGTAAGAATTTGCTCAAATAACTTCTTTTTAAGATTAAGTGCTTTAACACGACCATCTTTAGGATCAATACAGTTAATAGAGTAGCTCCAGCTGCACTTTAGATCAGGATAGTACTCAGGTACATGATCTTTTTCTACATTGTCAAACTTTTCTTTATCACGACTAAAGGCCAAGCACTCAACAGGAATATCTTTGTTGTTTGTACCTTTGATCCAGTAAATATAACGAGGAAGAATACCACCAATTAATCGTACTGTGTTTTCGCCTTCTTTATACTCGTAAGTTTCTACTTTGTTTGTTACTGCTTTACCTTTTGTTTGTTTAAAAGTTAGTGCCATTTATTCCTCGTATTTAAAATAAATTTTATTGTTTTTGATTGTTAATAATGGATTGTAGGTTATTGCGTTTATATTTAGATCAGGATAGTAAGTTAAGTCTAAGTGTGTATACTTTAAATCTTTATATTGTTGATAACTTCTACGCCCTGCTAATTCTATATATTGCGCTCTATATAATATATCTACATTTTTGTCAAAGAAAAAATCTTTTGCATTTTTTAAAAAGCTCAATCCATTCAGTTTAGGGTCGCTTCTTTTATAATGTTTATATAACATATTTAATAATTTTACTGGATTATACTTACTTAAAGTCTTAGCTTTTTGTAAATCAAATCTATATATTTTTCTTTCGACCATTATATATTATAACACAGCTAATCAAATACTGCAAGTTAAAAATTCTATACCGTTATGACTTCCCAGCCCTTCTTCAGATATAGCCCCAGCCTGTCATTATTTTGCTTCTTATCTAGCCAGCCACTAAATTGTACATCTACTACTACAGGATTTAATTTGCCTGGATGTTCTCGCATAACTCTACCTATAATTTGTTCTAGTAGGCTGTCATTACTCATTGGTACTGCTAATATTACACAACTTAAGATATTGATTGAGATTCCTTCACTAAATATCTGCCTGCTGCCAGCAATACACATTTTTGTTTTATTAAGTATTTGTTCTTTTGCAAGTTGTCTTTCTTCTGTTGAGGTGTCGCCAGTAACCAACAAACACGTTTCACCAACATATTCTTTTACCTTTTCTAGAAATTCTACTCTATCTGCTACTATTAATACACTGTGCCCGTTAGCAATATGATACTTAGCTAAAACACTAACAAACTTTCTGTAATCGTCATTTTGAGTTAATTCGTTAATCTTTTCAACCCAACTAGCTTTTGGATTTAGTACTATATTGCTTTTAATCAAATGTACTTGCGGGTTTATAGTATTACTTTGCGGTGGTTTATATACTATATCACCAAAATAATCTTGAAATACTACGTGTTTTCCGTCTTTTCTAGTCATAGTGCCACTTA